AGAATATAAACCAGACGCTGTTTGTCCATTTCTGTTTCGCTTAGTAACGTCTGATGCGTTGTATAATTTTTTAAAGTTTTCTCCACCTTTGTCTAATGCGTTTGAAGTTGAGCCCATCATACATTTACCTATAATCCTACTACCTAATCGTAAACATGTTTTTGTAACCCTCCAGTTATTTAATATATTATCGGGTCTTTCCCACTTACCACTCTCATCATGTACTAATAATTTTAGTTTTTCACCGTCATAACTATTATCCCCTGTGTTTTTCCAATCTATAGTTGTATCTAATCCTTCTAAATCTTCTAACTTTTCATTCGACGTAATTTTCTTTCTAGTGAACTTAGAAGCTGGTACTCTATATGCAAGTTCAGATTTCGGACGATCCATACCATCTTGGATAGGACTAAAAAAGAAAGGATAATTAATCGATATAGGTACAACCTTATCAGTAAACATTTTTTTAGCATCAGCCCCAGTTTTAGATAGTATTCCAAATCTAGCATCACTTGATATTGTGGCTTGATTAACTGTTTCAGCTGATGACATAAAAGAAAACCCAGAACGTCTGTTTTTAAGATAACACATTCCGTAACATCTTTTGTCTGCTTTACAAGCCTCCCAAAATATAAAGAACAATCTATTAGCTTCTCTAAAATCTGGAGCACCCACATCAATCTTGCTCCATTGCAGATACATATAATGTGTGCCTGTTATATAAGTTGGCGTTCCATCGTTGTTAAACCAAAAACCATTATCTCTTCTGTTAAATTCTTCGTCTATATAATCAAACCACTGTGACTTTTTCTCTTCAGGATATGCTCTCCAATCGAATATACTTTTAATCCTGCTTAATTCTTTTGGATATTCAAACTGTTTCCATTTTTTTTCTTTGTTGCTATACACACCACGCTCTTTAGGCAATGCTATTTGAAAGTTTTGTATTTCGTATATCTCACCTATCTCGCCAGTTTTAGATATAACTACAAGATCGTGTTCTTTGTTATAACCGTACTTCCACTTCTTTCCTTTGTTAAGTCTATTTATAGTAGTTTTTTTTATAGGCTCTACTATTTTTAGTAAATTTTGTTCGTACATTATTTTGATCTACCTTCTGCAAAACCTTTAAATACTTTAACCTCGGTTTTAGTTTCTTTACCCTCTAGTATGTTTTCTTCCTCTTGTATTCTATTCAATATTTCAAACGCGTCAAATATAGCTAGTTTTTTTGTTGCTGCAGCATTTTTTAATCTGTCAGCAGATATATCATCGTCAGAATCTACAATAGCTTCTTTAGCAACTTTAATCAGTTCTTCAACTGCTTTATGCCCAGCTTGGATTATACTCTTCTTCGTTTCCTTGATATTCATATTTGATTGTAATTAAATTTGATAAAACTCTATAAAGTTTTTGACCATCTATAATAAACTCGTACTCTGAGCCTGGTTTGAAACCTATTAAATCACCCTTGTTTACAGTGCCATCGGTATGCTTGACAACGCCAACTAAAGGACTTTCTTTGTCTACGCTTAGTTTGTCTGTAGATTTTATTGGCGCTACAAAACAATATCCTTTTTGCGCTCGCCATTCGGTATCTTTGTATAAAAATATTTGATCTGGCTGTACTAAATAAGTTTTTTCATCAATATAACTTCTACTATTTTTTTCTATACCGTGCTGATTGTGCCATCTTCTAAAAACATTATGATGTAATATAACTTTATTACCAACTTTTATATTTGTATAACCAACCGTAGGTATTGCTTTTACTATAGCCTCTCTACTTACAAACTTGTGGTTGAATATTTCAGTGTTAAGAATTAGCTCGCCACCATCTATATCTGCTGTGTTATTGTATCTTGATTTTACAGGTTCTACAACATAATTGTAAACACTTTTCATTTTTTACGTTTTTTTAAACCTATAGCAACTAGTACAGTTGCTATTATACACACTGGACAAGGACACATACTAGTATTCTAAATTATATTCAACAGAAACAGCCATATTTTTATTAAAGTCTTTCCACGGTAAAACGTTTTTTCCTTTTCTAATATATACGCTATATTTGCTTTCTTCTTCTAAAATATCACATATAGTGTGACCACCATACACTTCTTGCCCAACGGCATAGTGCATGGCGTCATTTTTATAATCTTTACCTATACTAATCTTACGAATTAGCTTGCTCATCTTCTGGGTAAGCTATCTCACCTGTTTGAATATTAATATTTACTTTACCATATTCTTTCTCTAAAGCTACTTGCTCTTCTTGTAAAGATTCTTGTAGTTTAGTAATTTGATGAAGTATTGCGTGTTTTTGAGTTGCCATTCTACCTAAATCCATTTGTAATTGGTTGATTGGTGAAACTATATCTTGAATAGTTTTTAATTGCTCTTCAGTAATACTTGTAGGTTTAAGGTCTACTACCTTTTCTTTTTTTGCCATTTTATTTAATTTAAGTTAATTTATTTATTTTTAATATCCAAAGTAGAATATTACTCCACCAGCTGTAGAAGCCGGAGGGGTAAAACTATCCCATCTTCCATATATTGTTAGTCCAGCTGGAAATGAAGTAGCAGCATCTGTTTCAGCTGCACCACCACCGTTACCAGCAACAGCCGTTGTATGACTAAAATAAGCAGCATCAGGATTGTCTGTAGAAGCTACTAATGTAGATAATACTGTTGCTTCTAAAAAAGTTATAGCTATTATTTTTTTCCCAGTTGGAGGAGTAACTTCAACAGCTTCGTCGCTAAAACCGCTACCAAACTGTCCTAATTGATCTGTTCCTATGTTAAATCCCATAATTTTTTTTTTGTTTTTTTATATTTATATTATTACACGCTTTATTCTTGATTTAAAGCGCTTTATTCACTTGTCGTATCTTCTATGTACCACTCGCCATTAACATCATTCAGCACAGTTAGTATCTGCTCGTAAGTATATGCTGTTTTGTTGTGCAAGCAAGTTGGTTTATAACCTTCATACTTTACAAAAGTTTTTGTATTATCTTTGTTCCATCTTAACGTGTCTACAGATGTTTCTTGTACTTTAGTAAAATCTACAGAACTTACATACCCACTATCTATTATTACGTATTTTTTTGCCATATTAAGGAGTGTCTGAACTATCTATGTTTGTACTATTATTTATATTTAAAGTCTTACTATTGCCAGAGTCATCAGCTACGGTGGTGTCGTTATCACTATAAGCTTCCATTGTGTAGTAAGCTATTAAACCAGAATGATCAGACTCATCTTTAGGTGATCCTGAATTGTATATTGCTGATACTTCAGAAGAAGTTAATACATCACTAAATATAGCTATATCATTCATGTGACCGTTAAAATAAGCGTTGCTTTGTATTTGGTTTCTACCTATAGTAAAAGTAGCGTGTCCACTTGCGTCTCCCCATTCATTACCTATAGCGTCTGTGTCTGTTTGCGAGCCATCTACATACATTCTAACTATATTATTGGCAGAAGTTTTAGAACCAGAAAGCCAAGTTAATACAACATGATGCCATTCGCCGTCGTTTTCTAATCCACTACCAGAGTCAACTATATTAGAAGTACCATCTAGTTTAATGTTCCCTCTTATAGTAGCATTGGCATTATGCCAAATTAATATAAGTTGATCATCAGTGCCTTCTTCAGCTGTTATTTGCCATATAAATCCATTGGCAGACATTGAGTCAAGTTTAACCCAAACACTAACAGACCCAGTGGTTTCTAAATCAGTACCTATATTACCCTGTGCAAAGTGTAAATAATCGTTAGTACCATCAAAGTCAAAACTTTTACTATCAGTGAAAGAAGTAAGATCATGGTCATAAGCATAAAACTCAGACATTGCGTGTGGTGTACTACCATCAGGTCTATCGCTGGCGCTGTTAGCCGTATTAATAGTTGCTACAGTTCCATCAGAACAATCTTCTAAACTTGTTTGTGTTGTTGCGTTAGCATCATAAGTATTAGTAGCCAACTCAGCCCTAATACCAGCTAAACTTAACGTACCACTACTTGGAACTGCCATTGATTATTGCTTTTAATTCATCAATTTGTTTTTGTTGATCTTTTACAGCTTCTATTAAATAACCTACTAAGTTACCATAAGAAACTCCTAGCGTACCATCTGTTTCGCTTACAAGTTCAGGTGCTACTTCTTGTATTTCTTGAGCTATAACACCAGAACTAGGTAGGCCAGTATCTTTTCTAGTAAAGCTAACACCCCTCATATCTAAAACTTTTTTACCATCTAAAGTTTCTATATTTTCTTTTAATTTTCTATCAGAGAAAGCTACAACATCTGCAGAAGCTGTCATTGCACCAGTAACATTAACCCCACCAGAAGCCGTTGCTAGTTTTGAAGCATTATCATAATAAAGAGTAACGGCTCCATTTTCCGAAGCGCTTATCATACTCTCGCTATTTGCAGCATTCATGACATTTAACGCATTAGTCCTGATCTTTAAATTACCAGTACCAGCGTCCTCTATATATGAGTTGTTACCATCATGGTATATTTTAAGGTCATTACCAGTACCAACGTTTATAATTCCACCGTCTGCTACAAACATATCATCACCTACAGTTATATCACCTGTAAAAGTTGCAGAGTTATCACCACTCAACCTTAAAGCTTCTGTCATACTACTACCGTTATATGTGTGAAACT